ACGTTTTTATAGTTTTGACCATTCCATTCAATATAATCCATTGCGTTTTGTGATCTTGTTATCTTCTTTTCAACAAAGTCTTTATGACTAATGCCTCCACACATTTCTTCTAAAACGTATCTATAAAATGGATTATGTGAAGGTGTTGATTTATTAGTAAGAACATTCATTGAATCATCAGATCTTCTTTTGACTAATCTAATAGTTTCATCAATCTTCTCATGTTGTCTTTTTATGTATTCAAATTGTGGTACTTTATCGCCTTTCCAAAAGAAATAAAAACTTCTATTTCTTACTTGACCTAATCCATGAAGGATAGATTTTGTTTTATAAATTGAGAAAGTGTAACCAAACTTTTCTGCAACTTTTCTGAGTTTTGAGACAACTGGTTTTCCAATATTCGAAGCGAGTCCTGGTGCGTTTTCTCCCCAGAATACTTGAGGTTTGAGCGTACCCAAGACAAGATTAGAAGTGGTAAGCATCCAATCGTTAGCAGCAGCATCGCTACTAGCTGAAGGACTAAGACTGCTAAGACCAGCACATGGGCAAACGGTATTAATAACCTCAACACTAGGTAAATTAGGTAACCCATTATCTCCATACAGATGATATGGAACTTGACCTTTGTAATATTGTACCAAGTGATTATCATTTTCTTTAAATACGTCATAACTCAATAAATACTCTGGTTTTTTTTGCAATACGTTTTGCATTGCAATTGTTCCACCACCTATCAGTGGTATTATACTGGCAAATTTCATTAGCAAGGTATCGTTGCTAGTAGAAGATAATCTTTTACATTAACTTTTGCAGACCAACCTAATGCTTTCATTTCTGTGATATCTGCAGTATTATCTTGTGCTTCACATGCATCTCCATTTGTTACTTCAATTCCTTCCCAACCAGCTAATATTCCTAAGTCTTCAACAACGTTTCCAATACCAGTTCCAATATCATAAACTGGTTTTAACCTACTAATATCTTTAGACATTAATAAAACTATTGCTTCTACTACGTCACTAACGTGCGTAAAATCTCTTACATGTTTTGTTAAATAACTAATAGTGCCATCTATTAATTTTCCAATAAGCATAGACTCTCTTGCACCATCTCCATAAACAGTAGTAAATCTTAATCCAACTTGTCCAGGATAAGCTGTTTCTTCATTTACTTTTTTACTAGTACCATATGGTGACAACCACCATTTATGAACACAAGAAGAAGATGCGTATAGCAATGGTATATTATTATGATTGCATATTAATTGTAATCTTGTAGTATTTTCTACGTTGTTTGTCCAATATGTTTCAGGATCTTTTAAACTTGCTCTTACGTCAGCATAAGCTGCAAGGTGAATACAATAACTCACCTCGTCAGGTTTAAAATCTGATACAGGTCTTGGGGGATCTTGTCTTAAATCCCATTCAATTACTTCATGACCATCTTTTTCTAATCTTGTTTTAAGATGACTGCCAATGAAGCCTCTTGAGCCGGTGATTGCTACTCTCATTTATTATTCTCCATAAATTTATTAGTTATTGCTAAGGCTGAGTTTATCGCTTGATGCATATCAATGTAAACATACATTCCACATCTTCCTATGAATGTCATATTAGATCTTATTAGATTTTTATATTGTTCGTATTTAATTCGATTATGAGAAGATGCATCTTTTACTGGATAGTATCTTTCTTGATTATTAACTAAGTAATCGCATGGTTCTTCATAGGTTAGTGTTGTATACTGATTATTTATGCCATGACATGGAAGGTTCTTCCACTCAGTAACTCTTGTATAAGGACCGTCATGTGTAAAATTAACTGTACCTGTTGGTAGAACCTTTGTCATAGGTATATCTACATGATGAAACTTAATTGAACGGTATGGTAAAGCACCATAAACATAATTAAAATAATCATCAATTGGCATAGCATTAAATATATGATCAAAGTCTTTTTCCATATTTCTATTAAATTGTACAGATAAATCTACTTTAATATTTTTATGATCTAGTATTTCTTCAAACACTGTAGTGTAACCATTTTCAGGCAATATTTGATATTCATCATTAGGAAAGTAATACTCGTTATCGTCATCACGTACTGGTACTCTTTTAAGAATAGATGGATCTAATTCTTCTATAGTTTTACCCCACATTTTATATGTATATGGTGCAAAGAAAGTACTTACAATATTTTCTTTACCTACTATATCTTGTGTTTCTTTATTAACTGGCAGTGTCACATATCTACCATCGTCAAGTTGTGCTTTGACTTTATGTTTGTATGGTACCCATTTATCAAATTGAGTAACCCAATTATATACCTTTTCATTGTTTGTATGAAATAAATGTGGACCATATTTGTGTATTCGTATTCCTCTTTTATTTACATAATCATAAGCATTACCACCTATATGATTTCTTTCATCTATAACATGTATATCATGGCCAGCTTTTGCTAATTCATGTGCAACTACTGCACCTGAAAAACCTGCACCTACTACTAATATTTTCATATGTTTAAAGCTTTCTTTAATTCGTTTTGTTGTATGTCCTTGTTTAAAGGATGTTTAGTATATATGGAGCTTTTTTGTAGTGCTGCTATACGTGCCAACTCAGAATCTGATAAGCTTTCAAGCTCAGAAGCTTTTACTGATGCCGCTTCTTCATTATCAAATAATACCATAAGTTCGTTATAATCGCCAATCAATATCGAATCGGCATCAGTAACTTGTAAAGGTCTTGCTCTCCACCAACCAGATCCAGTGTGATCGTATCCTGGCATTAAGCAACCCCATTGTTCAGCGTAAACTTTACACATATCTTCTTCTGATAAGCGTCTTTGTTTTTCTTTTCTAGAACCAAAATATTCTATTTTCCATTTAGTAACATTTTGTTTCTTTAACCATTTAGCAGTTTTACCTTGAACTAAAGAAGCAAAGTTAAAACATTTTTCTTTATCAAACCAAGCTACAGTATCTTCTCCTTCAGTTGGAATAAGTTGTGCTTCCATAAAATTCATTTCGCTTTTTTGAATATCACTTCTATTACCTGGTACTCTATTTCTGTGATATGGATTTGGATTGTAGCCAAATAATAAACTTGGATCATATTGAATAAGTTTAGTCATATCACCACCAGCAAAAACAGAAAGTAAAATACGTGATTTCTTTTCACCAATATATTTTATTGCATCTAATAAAACATCAGTATGTGGTTCTAATAACTCTCTACTGATATCCGGATCTGTTGTGCTTTGATTTATAGTAAATTCTTTTAAGAGCGTTTCTTTGTCTGTGCATGAAAGAATACCTTTAAATATACCATCAGTTTGCCAATCATCAAATGCTAATATTAAATTATTCTTTGGTGTATTATGTATTGCCCATAATCCATTATAAAATGTAAGTTGTAATGCTTGTCGTGGAGAAGCTAAGAAACAAATAACTCTATCATAAGAAGATAAATCTTCACCTATTTTTACTAATCTTTGTTCAACAGTATGACCCATATCTCTTAAACATCTTAATAAAGAATAGTGTGATGGTACTACTCTTAATTGTTGTTTTAAATAAAAGTTTTCTGTAACTTGATTTTTATTCATTCCTGTAACAAGTATTTTCATATTTTCACCCAATCCCATTTTATTTTTGATTCTTCAAACATTGTTTTAGTCATACCGCATGATATCTTCCAGTGTTCTGGTACATCGTGTACTGGTGATACAACTCTATTAACGCCAACTTGAATCAAACCTTTTGCACACTCATGACATATTGGCAGGCCATAGGTGTATATAGTTGATCCTTCTAATGATACACCATTTTGTGCAGCATTGTAGATAGCATTCATTTCTGAATGTACTATGAATTTGTATTTGATTTCTCTGTTATGATATCTATCGTCGTCTTTAATACCTCTAGGAAATCCATTATAACCTTGAGCAATAACCGTTCTATTTTTAACAGCAACTGTACCAACTTTTGTTGATGGATCTTTAGACCATGTTGATACGACTTTTGCCATTTCTAGAAATCTTTTATCCCACTTATTTGACAAGATCAAAATGCCTTTCATAAACGTGCATGTTTTGAACTTGCCAGATAATAGTACCAGCTGAAATATGTTCAGCGCGTTCTTTATCATCAAAAGATATGCAATCGTTATAATCGCTTACTAATTCTTTTAAAACATAAAGCTGCCAAGCATAATCATTCTTATATCCGAACACGACATCGTTAGAGCGCATTTGAACAACACAGAGTAATTTATCATCGCGTATAAAATAAGTAACGGCATTAGTACATATGAAATCACTTTTACCTTCTTCATTGTATTCCTCCCATATGCTTGGACGGTTATACACCATAGTGGCTCTACGGCCTTCTTCGTTTTGAATTAATTCATCAAGCACTCTACCATATTGGTTATGGTATTTATCAGAATGAATAAGCTGGCCATAATTAGAATTAACTTGACCATAATCATTGGCTGCCATTTTCCAAGCTTCTGGCGTTTTACCAGCAATAGCATTAACGTTACCAATTTGACTATTGTACCAATCTATTTCTCTAGTAATATAGTCTTTATTAGGTGTACCAAAAATAGATGGTTGATCTGCAACGAAAGAAGCACCAATCATTTCAATTAGTTTACCACCGTTTTTATCTATAACAAAGTTTTCTTGTTTTAATTCATCACAGAAATAATCTTTCATATCGTGTGTTGTCAACATTATAATTTACCTTTTAGTTTATTATACATATCTCTATCAAGCTTTTGACCGTCCATCTTACCACGCATATAAGATACTGCAAATGAACAATAATTAATCATATCTTTGTAAGTATCTTCGAGTGATTCGAAGTTTGGTTCACCATTACTTTCTAATATAGATTGTGCACGATAACACTTACCTTGAATTATATCGTGTATGCTATCAACGCCACGACGATAATGCATTGCTTGAGTTACGTTTGAATCTTTATTCTGATAATCATCAGACTTTTTATTCTGTAACGCAATACATTCATTTAATACTTTAACCGATTCTTTCAATTTCATCTCCATACACAAAATGTTTGTTGTCTAGATCTATTATACACTGATCTATCATAGATGTAAACATTTTATTTACATCTATTCCGCACTTAGAGAAATGTCTTTTTTCAGGCATTAATTCAATCTTTTTAATTCTACAAGCACCAAACTTAGTTTCTACTAAGTCACCAACATAAATAATATTATCAAACTTTACAACATCTTCAATCATCTCTTTAGCCATTATTTAACTCCCTGTTCTGCAGCTGCACCAAAAATTATTTCATTCATGTGTTCAGCCATTTCGTTATTGACTTGATTCCATCTTTCAGCAGTTATAGGATAACTATCTCTAATGGTATTAATTGGTACAAAACCAAAGAAAACTTTAAATTCAGCTCTTTTATTCATAAGAGCATTATTAAAAAGATCATGCAATAAGTTTTGAGCTTTTCTAAACTTTTCTAATTGCTTATTCTTTGATCTTGCAAATTGGACTTTACCTTGAAAAGGTAAGAGATCGTTTAGCTGATCAGCTAAATTCTTGAAACCTGAGTTAATACCCCAGTTGTTTGTAAATAATTCTAATTGTTTATCCATAAAATATCTCCGCTTTTTTAATTTTATAGTACTATTATACCATGCTTTTAGGTAAATGTACACTGTTTTTTTCACTTATTGTAAAGTTTGTTGTGTACATGTTAACTATATCTCTTGAAAGGATATTCCAGTATGCCAAATCTAGGTGATGCAATTCCGTAATCAGATGGAAATTTTTGGATTAGCTTTGGCTGCACTGCAGTTTTTTTAGGTGATTTATTAGCATTAGTTCTAGAAGGTGCAGTATTTTTATTTGCATTAAATTTAGTAGACATATTATATTCTCCGCTTTTTTAATTTTATAGTATTATTATACCATACTTTTCTCTAAAAGTAAAGGAAAATAAACATAACATGTTAAATGTTCTTATAAACATGTTCTATAGCTCTATCAGCTTCTTTTTCAAGCGGTCTGGATTTATACCAATTTCCAGTTTCATTATCAAGTTCTCTACATAAAGAAGTTATTTCATGTGCAGAGATTGGGTATTTACTTTTAATAGCATTACCAGCAGTAGCAACCATAATTTGATACATCTTATGATACCAACCAGCACTACTTATCATTCTATATTCTTTTTCTAATTGTCTTGGAAAGAATGGACAATTTTTATATGATGACCAATTTATATTAGTATTATCTAATTTAGATTTGCGGTGTTCAATAATTTCTTTTTGCATATCTGCTGGTAGTTTATCAAAGAAACTATTAGAACTCTTTTCTTTATAAGGATATTTGTTTAATAAAATATCAGGGTTGATAAAATCACCACTTCGAGAAAAGATAAAATTAAAAGCATTATCATATTTTGCTGGTACATAATACATGCGAGAAAGATCTTTGGTTTGCTTATCTCCCAAATCTCCAAGTTCTGTTTGAAGAGCATACCAAAAGTGTCGTATCTTTTCATGTGGTATATTCTTCGTAAGTGGAAAGACAAGCCTAAACTTTGGAAAAGATTCCAAGCTGCTAGCAGTAGAGTAGCAAATAAAACGATACTTATTGAAACGATTTGATAAAGCACTTTGTAGGTCTCCTGTAAATTCAAAGTCATCAACATCAACTGCACACCAGCCTGCCCACGACGTAACATTATCGTTAGCACGTGTGGTGTCAGGCTTAAATTGCGCAGGTGACATTAATGGTGCATCTTTTTTAGATTTTATAACTCGATTAGATAGACCATACAAAGCTTTTTCAAAGCTATCAAAGTTTTCAAATGTTAACTTTTGTTTAGTCTTATTATCAAATATACTATTAAAAAGAGTCAGTGATATTTCCATGATTTCCCTTATGTGTAGGGCCTTCCCAACCTTCAGGCTTTACCAAATCTGGTAAATTAAGAGGATTAGGTCTGCCTTCTTTAATGCCAACTTCTTTTGACATATTCGCTTTTAGTACTTGGTCCCATGCTTTATTAGCATCAACGCCAAACACTTCTAATGTGCCGATAGCAAAGACACACATATCTATAATGCCATCAACAATTTCTTCTGGATCATTATTTTTAAATGCTGCTTTTGTTTCATCAAGTTCTTCTTGCATCATATTAATTCTAAAATCCATAAACGTTCTCAGTTTACACCATTCAGAATTCTTTTCTTTATTCATCCATTCGTCTACGCCATATTTCTTATGCATGGCTTGCATGTCTTTAAACCAGTTCGCACTCATACGAAAAAATCCTCCAGTGTTGCTTGTTCTTCGGCTGACCAGCCAATTGGGTTAAGTATTAGATTTAGTGGTTCGATAAATGTTTTTTCGAATTGTAAATCATAATTAATATAATTGTGTAACTTTAATTCTTTAGGTAACACATCTTTAAATGATATTATATTTTGTCTTATAGTGTTTGGTAGTTTTAGATATACAAATTTAATTCTATCACCATTTTGTATAAGTTCATATTTGTCATTTAGTTTATTTTGTTTAAGATAATAATTATGCAGCAATGATCCACGAACATGTATTGGACAGCTTTTCTTAAATATAGTTTTTCTGTCGTGCCAATCTGTTATGTTGCTAACTCCACGTGGAAAAGCTATAGCTTCTGGATTTAAACTTTTAAACTCAGCTTTAAAGTTAGCAATAAACGTTTGTGTTTCTTTTTCAGTACCAGATATTATAAGCTTAAATGCTTCTTTAAATTTATTACGTACAATTTCTGGTGTTGATGACTTAATAGCTTCAATACCCATAATCTTAAGTTTAGGTTCAGCATATTGTACGCCTTCATTATTATGTACGTTAAGTATATATCGTTTCTTTGCAGTCCAAATACCAACATCTGATATTGCTTCTCTTGCCATAACCATTCTGTTTTTATATGCGTTATGCATTTCAAAAAACTTAGCATATGCTTTTCCAATAGCAGGTTCAAAATGTTCTTTACATATTTTATCTAAGAATAAAACTGGATTATTTGGAGCAAATTGCTCTACCAATGGACCAAAGTTAACATATAAAGAATCGGTATCGATTGCAATCACATAATCTTTATCAGATTTAAGTAACTTATTTAATTCAGTGTTCATCGTAACTTCAGCATGTTTAATTGCTTTTTGGCCAGTAAGTGTTACGCCTTCGGCTAATCCTGTACTGAAGTATAAAAAGTGTTTATTAGCAAGTGCACCATATAAACTATTAAGTAGAATCTTAATAGCCATCTGCCTGTTTTCTAAGTTACTTATTTCTTTATCTAGTGCAGATGTATAACCTTTTTGCTCTTCAGCTTTTGCAGCTAACATCATATTTTTAATAGATACACGCTCATCATAATATTCTTCAATAATTTTTGGTAGTACACCTTGAAAGTCTTTACGATAATATGTTTCATTTGCAGCTCTTGCAAATTTAGATGGATCATCAATACGATTAACTCTTGTTTCTGGTGACATATTATTTTGTACAATGATATTAGGATACAGTGAATTTAAATCAAATGATACTACCCACTGATATTTACCAGCAATAGGGTCTTTAACATATCCACCAGCAATATTAGTTTTACCATCTTGAATTTGATAGTCATCATACTTTTGTGTAAGTGGCGGAATAACTTTACTTTGATATAGTTTTCTACAAATAATCGATTCCCATATAGCAGTTACACCAAATGTGTCTTGGAAATTAACACCGCCTTTATAAGCCATAGTAATAGCCAACGTAATCAATCCAAGTTTTTCTTCGAGTCTATCAACGAGTTGAACATCTTTCATATTATAGTCGATGTACTTTTGATGATCATCTTTATATAGATTTTTAAGTGAACCTGATTCATCGTATGAAAGTTTCTTTTCACCGAGGACAACATAAGCAATATGATTTAATGCATATGATTCTTGAGGGCCATACGTATAACCAAACTTTTGAAATAGTTCCATATAATCTAATGTTTGAATACCTGGTATTTCATAAACTAGATTTTCTCTACCACGATACGTAACAGGTCTTGGTGGTGGTATTAGTAAACCATAAGGAGAAAACTTATGTAAATATTCTTCACCTAAAACCTGCTTTGTACGATTTAGTACGTAAGGTATATCGAAAAATCTTGTATTCCAGCCCGTGATGACATCAGGTGTAATATCTGGATTTGACCAGAATTCTATAAATTTAGTAAGAAGTTCTTCTTCACTATTACATTGAGTATATTTAACATCGGTTATAAGAGCTGCTTTAATATCAAAATCGCCATAACCCCACACGTGATATGTTGAAAATTTACTAGACTTATACGATATTGATAGTATTTTATGAGCTGCTTGATCGGGATGTGGAAAGCCATCGTCATAATCTGTTTCGATATCAAATGTACCAACGTTAATTGCGCTACGATCAAATTGAATATCAGTTGGAAAGTTTTCCATTACGTACTGTGATATGTATCTTTTATTACCATAAATTTTTCTACCTGAAACTTCGAGGTTATCACGCAACCACTGTCCAGCTTCGTACATACTATTAAAGTTTATTGATCCAACATTATGGCCATCAATACTAGTGTAACCAGTTTCATCTGGTGTAGTAACCCAGAACTTTGGTTCGTAATGATCTTTTTTAGTAACTCTATCGCCTTTAGTTGAATAGCCACGATAGTATATGTTACTTTTATATCGATAAAGGTTAGTATAAAAAGCCATTAATTAATATTCCGTTTTTTTAATTGTTTGATATTGTTTATCGCCGTTGGTCGTATAGTGACTGATTAAATTGTCAACTTTTATATCAAATTTTTCAAGTTCAGATTTGTGATCCTGAAGGTATTTAATTTTATGGTGATAATCCGGAAGGGATTGAAAGTGTGAATAAATTACTGATAGTTTAGTTAATGTCATTATGTATTACTCCATTTTAATAGTATTATTATACCATGCTTTTAAGCAAATGTACACTAAAAAATTAATTAAATACATAACATGTTAACTAGTCGAGATATTCTACACCTGTATAAAATGGAATACCAAGATTTTTTATCTTGTCACTTCCACCTAAGTCTGGTAAGTCTATTGCGCATGCAACAGCAGATATGTTGCCGCCTAGCTCTTTAACCATTTCAATAGCTGCTATGACTGTTCCGCCTGTAGCCATTAAGTCATCAATGATAATAATGTCATCATCGGTCTTTATAGTATCTTTTTGTAATTCTAATGTAGAATTGCCGTATTCAAGTTGTAAATTTTTTTTAATAGTTTCTCCAGGTAACTTACCTTTTTTACGGCATAACACTAAATTAAGATTGTTTCTATCAGCAATAATACTACCGAATATAAACCCTCTTGCATCTAATGCTAATATCTTTGGTATAGAGTTACACATATGGAATACGAGTTGTTTTTCCATTAAGTCACATGCTAATTTTAATCCATTGCTATTACACAGACTTGATATGTCTTTAAAGTCTACACCAGCAACTGGAAAGTCTTTGTAACTTTTAATATAATGTTTAATTTTCATTAATAACTCTGTGCTAATCTGTTCATTAAGTATTGCCTACTTTCGATAGGTTTGTATTGATCAAGTTTAATCTTAGATAAATTTTGTACTATTGTTCCAGGTTCTGGATCAACAAAGTGTGCCATACTATATCTTGGTGTATGTATATGACTATTAACTACTCTGTGTTTTGTACTTACAAAATAATCGTTAGTCCAACGCTGTAGTAAGTCGCCAATATTAACAACTACTCCATCATTTGCATACGGGACCGGGTGCCATGTTTTTTGTAGGTCTTGGACTTGGAGCCCAGGAACATCATTAATTTGCCAAAGTAAAGTAATAGTACCATAGTCACTATGTTCTCCTATTCTCATTTGTTTATGTTCTAATGGACCATCATATGCAGGATAATGTATAACTCGAGTTGTGTTATACGGTTTTATATGTGCTTTAGTTAATAATGATCCTGTATCTAAAATCTCATCAAACTTTTCTAATATTTTTAATGTAAGTCTATCTGCAATATCAATAGTCTGTAATGCTGTTGCTTTAAATCCGTTTAAAGTAGGCCATAATTCACTAGGCATTCTACTATTATTATAATTAAAGCTTTCTTTCATATCTTTTGGCGCGTCTGGATCTACATTTTCTGCGCCCATAACTGTATAACCTAGATTGTTTTCAGCTTGATATTTGTATTCGTTTTTCTTTTCTAAATCTTGCTTAAAGAATTCTTTCATTAAATCAAACCAAACATTCATTGTGGTTTGATCTTTATTTTGTAGTGTGTTAGTGAAAACTGCAAAGCCTACAGTCGTATAAGCTTTGCGTATTTTTTCCAGTACATTCGGACCTTTAAAATCAATTACTGGAATCATTTTTAATTACCAGGTACTTTAGCATCGATGCCTTCAACATAGTACATCATACTATTTAGATGTGCATCATCAGCAATTTCGCCGTCTTTTAATTGTAACTTGCCATTGTTGTCTTTGATAGGTCCAGTAAAAGCATAGTACTTGCCATTCTTAATACTTTCTTTTATCTTAGCAGCATGTGCTTCAACGTCTGCAGGCATATTTGCAAACGGTGCCATTTCAACAGTGCCATCAATCATACCACCAAAGTAGTCTCCTGACTTCCATGTACCGTCTAATACTGCTTGTACTCTTGCAATATAGTAAGGTGACCAGTTGTCAATAGTTGCAGTTAACTGAGCTTTAGGAGCAAATTTCATTTGATCTGATGCTTGTCCAAATCCAAATTTACCTAATTTTTCTGCAACTTGTAATGGTGAAGGTGAATCTGTATGTTGAGCAACCATATCACAACCTTGTGCAATTAAAACTTTTGCAGCTTCGCCTTCTTTAACAGGATTGTACCAAGTGTTTACCCAAATAATATCGATATCAACATCTGGATTTACGCTCTTAGCACCTAAGTAATATGTATTAATTTCTCTGATAACTTCAGGAATAGGAAATGCACCAACATAACAAATCTTATTAGTTTTAGTCATCATGCCAGCAATAACACCTTGTACATGTCTTGCTTGATATAATCTTAATCCATAAGTTGATAAGTTAGGTCCTTGTTTGTATCCTGTAGCATGTTCAAATTTTACATTTGGAAATTCTTTTGCAACTTTTACCATACTATTCATGTAACCAAAAGAAGTTGCGAATATAATATCCATACCTTCCATAGCCATTGACCGCATAACTCTTTCTGCATCTGGACCTTCTGATACAGATTCAATGTATTTAGTTTTGACTTTATCTCCAAAATGTTTTTCAACATCTTGTCTTCCAATGTCGTGTCTATATGTCCATCCATGATCGCCAGTAGGGCCAACATAGATAAATCCAATTTTAATTTTTTCAGCTGAAAAAGCCGAAAAACAGAACAAAGATGCCAGTGTCGCCACTGCCGCGATGGTCTTCATATTCATAATTATCTCCTGTTAACGTACTCTAGAAATAGAGCCGTTTGGTTTTGCTAGGAATGCTTCAAAGGAAACATCCGGATAGTCTTTTTGTAATGAATTAAACATTTTTAAATTTGACATAGCATCATCAAATAATCTTATTCTTTTGTATATTTTTTGATCTAAATATTTTTTAAAAATGACTTTCTTGTTATCTGCTGCTGGACCAGTTCCAAGATTGCCAGCACGTTCAACATAGATTTTATCTATGTCAATTCCTTGATTTCTAAATGTATCTAGAAATGTTTTCTTATTATCAAAGTTAGGTCTAGCTGTTACAATAATAACTTTTGATCCTGCCTTTGTAGCATTCTTAAGTATCATCTTAACTTTGTTAATCATTCTTGCTATTGGTGTGGAAGTCTTTTGAAAAACTTCAGCATTTTTAAATTCACCAAAATCGTATTCTTCACCAGATTTTTTCTTATAAGTGTTAAATTCTTGGTTATCAAGCTTCTTGATAATTTTACCGTTTTTAACTATGTGTACTTTTGCTTTAGTAATAAACATAGTTTCATCTATGTCAAATATAGTTAAACCTTTTCCGGCAGCTTCTTCTAAGTATGTTTTAAAATTTTTCATTATAGTTATATTATACCATAGTTTTATTGAAAAGTAAAGGACTTTTTAATATTTTATTGTATGTAGGGGTACTTTTTCTTTTCTATCTTGTACACCATGCGTTAATCTTGTGTTACCTGCCAATAAGTGTTTATGACCAGATTTAATATGGTGTAAGATAATAGGTTTAGTCATTGGTTTCTTATGAGCGTTATCGTATTGACTAGAAACTCTATTAGCTTTAGCTTTTTCAATTTCTGGATTTCCAAGTATACCTTTTTTATTGTTAACATCGGTATTTCCCATCTTGTGCAGATTCGAATCTGAATGATGAATGTGAGTTGTAGTTGCACTCTTCATTGCTTTATGAAAGTTTGCTGGAGTAGATAGGTGTTTAAGCTGTTTATGAACATGTTGAGGAAACGCAGTCTTAGGAGCTTGCATCTGAGTATGAACTTCATCATGTTCATCAGTGTGATGTGGATTAATCCATTTCTCATTAATATTTAAATAAGTTTTAAATTTTTCCATATTAACCTCTATAAATTACATTTATATGATCTTCAAACTGTTCAACTTTTTCTAGTCTATTAGGCCAAAGGATATATTCTTTTTCTGGATTCTTTTTAAGATTATTAAGCAAAGGAATGATAGCATTATATAATTTATCGAGTGTATCTTGTGCAGATGTTGCCATCTGTTCAGCATCATTTACAGAGTTTTGCGTCTTCTTTACTACATCTAACTCATCTTCAGTTACAGCAGTAAATCCAAAATCAAAATCTAAATCAGACATTATGCTAAGGCTTTCATTCTTTTAACAAGTCTACCAGCTCTATTAGGAACTTGTCTATACCATGCAGAGTCTATCATTTCGTCTGCAGCTTTATTCCAATCTTGAGAATCAACACCAGCTTTCATACCTTTAAATTTTGAAAGCCTAGGTCTTCCCATGTTAAACATCATGTTTGCTATAATCATTTGACATTCTTCTGGCAAGACATTAAAATCGTTATATAATCGCTCACAATCTGCGAGCACGGTTTGTACGTCGTTATTAAAGGCTTCGATGACTCTGTCTTTTGAAATAGTTGTTCCAATTTCTTGTCCATGCTCTGGATCTGAATCGATAACAAGATGACCAATACCAAAAGTAGCGTAGCCAAGATGATCATTGTATATTTCATGTTTAACACCTTCATCCAATTCAAGTTCTTTTCTTAAGTTTTCTATATTCATATTATAACCTCCTTGTAAAATACTATTTATAATAAAAAAGGCGGGCACTGCCCACCTAATTTATTTTGATATCTTACAATATTACTTTGTTTTATATTCTTCAGTAGTTTTTTCATTTAATTGCATAATGATATGCTTTAAATCTTCGTCTCTTCCATAGAAACCAAGCTGTTGAAGTTGTCTTGCTACTTCTGCATTCGCGGCCATTTGTCTACCTTTTATGATAGATTTAATTGTGTTTTTGAATGAGCTAGCAATATATTCACATACTTGACATGTGATGTTGTAAGTTGTAGTTAAAGTTGTCATTTACTTTTCCTCGTTAATTAATTGAAATTTTACGAGGTCGCTTCTCTTCTGGTAGGACTACCTTTAATTGAACAGATAGTATGCCGTCCTGAATGTCAGCACCATTTACTTCCGTATATTCGGACAGTCTAAATGATCTTGAAAACTTTCGAGCACTAATACCTTTATGGACATACGCGTCTTGTTCTCTACGCTTAGGTCTATTACCAATAATGTTCATAACGTGGTCTTTTACTTCAATATCGATATGTTCTTTTTTGAATCCGGCTACTGCCATCTCAATTTCATATTTCATATTGTCGTGTTTAACTACATTATATGGTGGGTATGTATCTTTCGCGTGGCTATGAATATTTTCTAGCTGGTCGAAAATGTGATCGAATCCCAAAAAAGCGTTTCTTGGGTATAAAAAGTTCTTAGTCATAATTGCCTCCTATTGACTAGCAAGGTTGTGCGAGACCCGTTTATCGGCGCCTCTATAATAATATATATAGTATCTTTGTTTTTAATTTAAACTAGTAGATGAAAATTTAACAGCTGCCAAATGGAAGTCGTGTTTGCTTTTCCCATGCTTTTTCAAATGCTTCAGAAGTGCGAGGTAAGCGTTCACAGTTGCCCCATAGTCTTTTAATATAACTATTAACTGTGCGGTCTATGTCTTTCCTACTCCATTGACTTGGTATCAAGTGACCTTTTACAGCATAGAAGATTTCATTTTCATCTTTACTAGTCATTTTGTTCCATTACCAATGTTATATTTTGGACATAATTCCCATTCATCTTTATCTTTAAAAGATATTATTTTAATTTGTCTTAATGGAGCTATAGGTTGTAGTTGTTCTTTATTTACTACAGTTAATAATCCCCAATCACTCATTAATGTTGCTATAGTGTTTCTACGGCCGACATCATTTTCTTCGAGATTGGACTTTTTTCCGTCTAATAAAAAGAGCTCCTTAAAGTGCACGATAAAATATCGTCCTTGCTTATGAAGTATATGGCACGATTGATAAAGCTTATTATCTTTACGTGACGCGACACCTATTCTAGTTAATGTCTCTCTTATTTTAAGAAAATCGTCTGGCTCGTTTAATGTAACCTCTAGCATATTTGCTGGGTTCCATTCTACAATGTTATTTTCTTGTTCCACCTTTTGCCACCTTATTTTTCAATTCATTTATTTGATCAGTGGAAAGTAGAGGTAAAATCTGTCGGGCTTTTTCGTTGCTATAGCCATAATATGTTTTAACCACATCCAAGTCACTAATCTGTTCAGGTTTGAACCATTTAGAAAACCTTTTACGTTTTCTAATTATATTTATAAGAAACGAATATTGAAGGTGGTTATCTAGGTGATGATTACGATTCATCTCATTTGCAGCTAACACTGTATCAGGAAAATATGATAGTTGCCTGTTAATCATGTATGGTAAATATGCTTTTTCAGTAATATCATCTACCATGATATTTTTCTTAGTGTAATTTATTGAGTTCGAGTATTCAAATGGATTCATTGTATATCCTATGCGCTTTTAAGAGGAGCCCAGTTTTCTACTCCACCTACATAATTATCATAATCAATTTCAGCTTCTATGTGGTTTTTAGTGAGCTCTGTTGTTGGCAGTTTATTTAGATGTGTGTTATGCCAATATAATTGTGGTACAGTTCTATGGCCTTTTTGCTTCATAAAATCTTTTGCAAAAAGATCATAGCTTATATTGATTTCTCTATATTGATAACCCCAATCTAACAGTTTCTTTTTTAAAATCTGGCAATAACCACAATCGTCTTGAGTGTATAGTGTTAACTTAATTGAATTGAACATCTGACATTACCTCCGTTAAACATGCCACCACATTAAGTTCATGGTCAGCAACAAATGCATTTTTATATTGATAGTCTGCAAGCAAAAGAACAAGTTGCGGTATTGATTGTGGTGCAACTTTATCTATCATTCTGTCGTAAATAGCTCTAAAAATAGCGCTTGCATCTGTATCTATATTATTAACTACCCAAGATCTCATACCTTTAAAATTTTTATTTTTTAAATGAGAGAACAAATCATCAAAGTTTTTATCTTGAAGGTTAGCTACAACACCTGAATCGATACGGCCATTAATAGAATATCTTTGTAATTCATTTAGCACTCTACGCCAATCAGGTGCAAATTTCATTATAAGTTCAGCTAAAGGTTTGTCGTCATATTCAATTTTTTCATTATCTAAAATAGTTTTACATCTAGCCATAAAGGATTCACACAATTCAATCATAGATTTTTTAGATGTGTTAAATTCATATACACCACATCGTGAATGTAATGGCTCGATAATTCTGTTTTTAAAGTTGCATGTAAGAATAAATCTGCAGTTATTGGAAAACTCTTCTATAAAACCGCGTAACGCTGGTTGTGTAGATTGTGGATTGAGATAGTCGGCTTCATCTAATATAACAACTTTATAACCACCTTGTAATGAAACAGATGATGCAAATTGTTTTATCTTAGTTCTTAACGTATCAATATTACCTTCTTCAGAACCGTTGATAAGAATAAAATCGCAACCGAGCTCATTGCATAGAGCTCGGGCGATTGTGGTCTTACCTAAGCCGGCAGTACCAGTGAACAACATATTAGGAAGTTCACCACCGTCGACTATCTTTTGGAAGGTTAATTTTAAAGATTCAGGTAAGATTGTATCTGCTACAACCTTAGGCCGGTACTTCTCACACCATAGAAACTCAGCACTCATTATTTCTTTGGTTCCGCTTTAGTTTCTTCTTTAGTTTCACTTTTATCATTCATTGCATCTTCTTGCTGAATAGCTTCACTTATTTGAATGATTTGAATGGCTTGGTCTCTTAAGCCACCAATAGTGGAAAGCTCTTCGCCTTTAAATCCACCTCTTTGTGTAACAGCATCAATTACTGCAACAATGCTTCTACTTGCTTTGTTTGCAAGATCTTTTAATTGTTTTATATTATCCGTATCTGACATATTATTATGCTCCGTATGTTGAAGATTTTTCAAGTGCAATCCAATACTTTAAAGGTATTTCTTTATTTTTAAATTGCGTTATTAATTTAGAAGATATTTCTACTTCATAATCACCTGGTAGGATCTTAAGATTAGAAATACTTATGATAAAGTTAAACACAGCGTCTTGTTTAAACTCGCCATCAATGTCAATCGAAAATGCATTTGATGTTGGATTTTTATTCTCAAGAACTGATAAGCTTAATACACCATCTTTTGCTTGTATTGATACTTCGGTGTGACCTAAAGTTGATGCAGCTTTTTTCAATTTGTTTAGTGTATCATTATCTAATACAAACTTAACATCAGCCTCTGGCATAGTAACATCTTTTGTAGGTGCCGTTAATGTTTCTTCGGCAGCATAAAAGTAATTTACTTTAGATCTACCAGATGCATCAGAAACAGTAACAGAGTGATCTTCGAATTTTAAACTAGGAGAATTGACTAATCCTATTACTCCAATAAATTCGTTTAAATCGTATATGCCGAAATCTTTTTCGAAACTTTCGGTAACATCGGCAGTTGCTACTACGTTTCTTGCTTCACTAATAGTTTTAATATTCGATCCAGATTTAATCAATATATTTTGATTAATGCCTGAAAAGTTTCTTAAAACCTGTAAAGTGCTTTCACTTAATTCCATAATTAATAACCTTCCTTTTTGTATTTTATAATAATATTATACCATAGATTTGTGCAAATGTACACAGTTAATTTCATTTAATTTTTTATCTTAGAAAAATTTCTATCTTTTACAAATTCAATCTTGGACTCAAACTTACCATCTAATATGTCTCCTTTATGAGATATAATAAAGGTATTACTATTAGCGTCCATCATGGATAGTATTTTTAATAAGTTTTCAATACCATCATGATCAAGTGATGAATCAAATGTTTCATCAAGTACCAATAGATTAGTTGATACTGAATTTTTCATTTTAGCGAT